AACTTTAAGTGGAGTGCTAAGAATTTCTCCTACGATCTTCAAGCTGCTCTATACTTATCTTTGTTTGATGCTGATGAGTTTATATTCTTAGTAGTTGACAAAGATACTAAAGACATAGGCATATTTGAATGTAGTGGAGACTTCATAGAGAGAGGTAGAGAGAAGGTAAGACAAGCTATGAATATTTATAGGCACTTTTATATAGATACAGACCCATTAGATTCTGTACGCAATTATGTACTTAAAGATGTACTATGATAGTTTATGTAGTTTATAGAGACCTCTACGTTGATGGAGTAGACTTAGATAGTTTTAAGATTTTCAAACATAAGAGAGCAGCTATTTCCTATCAATCTTATTTAGAGAAAGATATTAATTATAATAAAGGTTATTTTACTGTAGAAATATTAGAACAAAAATGTTATGAAAACAATAATTATATTACTTAGTGGATTGACATCTATAATGTCAATCTTAAAGACAGTAGAGACTAATAACAATCCAGACTCCATAGGAGACAATGGAAGGTCATACGGCATCCTACAGATACAGAGAAGCGTTCTAAGCGATGTTAATCGTATTTATGGTACTGATTACCGTCACAAGGATATGTTTGACGAGGAGGCTTCTGAGGAAGTATTTATGTTATATCTTTGTTATGGTAAAGAAGTATTCCTTAAGAAGCATTGTAGGTTTCCTACTGAAGAGGAGATGGTTAGAATGTGGAATGGGGGAATATACAAAGGTTATAAATATAACCAAACTAAAAGATATTACCAAAAGTATTTAGATGTTAAACAAGAAATTAATAGATGAGTTTTACTATATGGCTATGTATGATCTGGCCCACGAGGTAACTCAGCAAGACTTATATGAATTGCTTAAGGAATATGAAGCAAGGGAAATGTATGAGCAATGTGCAGGCATAAGCCGAGCATTGAACACTTATAAGTTTGTTAAGGATTTTTACACAATTAAAGATAACAATGATAAGGGAGACTTTATCCAAATAGATTTTGAACAAGATGGAGATTGAATTAGATTTTATAGTAGAAACATTACAGAACAAGACTGGGCTTAACCTAAAGAAGCCAACAAGACAAAGACAGTATGTATTGGTTAGGTCATTGTATTATAAGCTTGCAAGAGAGTACACAGTACACAGCTTGGCTAAGATAGGCGAGATGTTTAATAAAGACCACGCTACAGTTCTTCACGGACTAAAGGTCTTTGATACTGTAAAGATGTATGAACCTAAGTTGTATGATTTGTATAATAACTTTAAGCTTAGATACCCTGTGGAGTTATTTAATACTGTAGATGACATCCCAGCACCAGAGGAGCTGTCTTCCATTATAGAAAGGATAGGCAATATGGACAAGATGATTAAGGAAAGAGACCAAGAGATAAGAAGGCTAAACATAGAGATAGACTTAATGAAGCATAGAGGAGAGGATAAGCGTAGCGATATAGTGAAGCTTATCTCTGAGGTTCCAGATGATCAGATGCAAGTATTTACAGACAGAATATCAGCAATGGTTAAAATGATGAATACTACTGCTTAATGGCCAGAAAGAAAAAGGTCAACTACAAAATAGATAGAATGAATTACAAAGCACAGCATTGGTGCTTTAAGAATAGCTACAGAATATATCCAGTAGTTGTTAAAGATGGGTTTAACATTCACATAGATGTTGGACATAAACATTATGAGATAGGTCAGCTCCTTAAGGAAGCTGACTTATATCAAGAGATATGGAACTTATACGAAACAATATATAATAAAAATAAAGATGCCAAAAGCTAAAAGACATTCACAAGAGATAAAGCCTACAGATGGTAGGAAGGGTAATGGAAAGAATAAGCAAGGAATAAAAGCTGTTCAAGTACAGAAAGCTAATATGACTCCAGCAAGATTAAACCAAGCTAAGAAGGATCAGATAGGAACTTATGCTTTAAAAGCTATGAAGAAAGTCTTTGGCTCAGAGGCTGAGGCTTGGGAGACATTGGCTGAGAAAGCCAAGGACTCCTTTGCACATATGAACTTACTGTTTCAATATAGATATGGTAAGCCTATGGACAAGGCTCCAGAAGGCAATCAAGAAAAGAACAATGCACCAGTCATAAACTTCTTTGCATCACCTCAGCAGATTCACGAGATGGAAGAAACCATAGACATTGACTCTGAGGAAGTTGATGTAGAGAAACTAAACGAAGGAACAGAAGAAGAGTAAAAAACAGATTGGTATATTTTCAGTTATCTTAGTATGACTGAAACACAAGAAGTTAAGATTCACGAGAAGTATATTCCACTATGGCAAAGCGATAGTAGATACTATGTAATCACAGGAGGTCGTGGATCTGGTAAATCATTTGGAGTAGCCGTATTTTTATTAAACTTAACCTATGAGAGAGGACATAAAGTCCTCTTCTCTCGTTATACAATGCTGTCAGCACAGACATCTATTATCCCAGAATTTATTGAGAAGATAGAAATGATGGGAGTCTCTGACCAATTTAGAATAACTAAAGATGAGATTATAAATCTGACCACAGGAAGCTCTATAATGTTTAAGGGGATAAGAACTTCATCTGGTAATCAAACAGCAGCTCTGAAGTCCCTAAATGGTGTTACAACCTTTGTGTTAGATGAAGCAGAAGAGCTTGTGGATGAGGATGTGTTTGATAAGATTGACTTCTCAGTAAGATCACAAGAGAAGCAGAACCGATGTGTTCTTATTCTTAACCCAACTACTAAGGAGCATTGGATATACCAAAGGTTCTTCCAGACAAGTGGTATTCCAGATGGCTTTAATGGAGTAGAAAAAGATATTACTTACATACATACTGACTACAGAGACAACAAGTCTAACCTATCTAAGTCATTCTTAGATCAAGTCTATGATATGAAGGCAAGGAGGCCAGACAAGTATGTACACCAGATCCTTGGAGGATGGCTTGCTAAAGCAGAAGGTACAATCATTAAGAACTGGAGAGTAGGAGATTACATACAGACAGAAAAGACTGTCTATTGCCAGGATTTTGGTTTCTCAACAGATTTAACTACCCTTGTGAAGATTTCAGTAGACAAAGAACTAAGAAAGCTTTATGTAAAGGAAATATATGGTAAGCCTGGGCTATCTACATCAGAAATAGCCTTTAAGAACAAGCAAGAGTGCGGTACAGACTTAATTATATGTGATAACTCAGAGCCAAGGCTCATCAATGAGCTGAAGGCTCTTGACCTAAGCATAAAGCCTACTATAAAGAAGCAAGGTAGTATTCTAAGTGGTATAGCACTACTACAAGACTATGAGATGATAGTAGATAGACAAAGCCACGGAGTAATGAGGGAGCTGAATAACTATGTATGGCAAGAAAGAAATGAGAAGCCAATAGACAAGTTCAATCACTACATTGATGCAATTAGATACGGTTTACAATATTTAGTACAGGGAATTAATTCTGGTAAATATGTTGTGAGATAAAAAAAATATTTTCCGTAGAAATTTATTTTCCGTAGCTCTTAAACATAGTAGGGGTCTGGCATCAAGCCAGGCCCTTTTTAGTTACTCTTAAACATAGTAGGGGTGAAATGGCACTCTTAAACATAGTACCCCCTTAAACATAGTAGGGGTCAGACCTGTCCCAAGCCCAGTACCTTGCAATGCCCAGTACCTTGTATAACAATGTAGGAAAATTCCTACAAAGAAAATATAAGGTAGGGCGGAGTCTACTCTTTCGCTCTTGTTTCAGAAGCAGACCCTTACCTTAATTACAAAGTAAAGATAGGGCCTTTTTTTAAGCTGGCAAAAACTTTAACATAATTTTAACATTTTTTTCTTATCTGTAATTATTATAAATAAGGGTCTAATTATAAGAAAAATTTGTTTATTTAAAAAATTATGCTTATTCGCGTGCCTGATCTTATTATACAAAGGTGCCACATAAAAAAAGTGTATTAAAACAAAAAAAATAGTTTTTTTGCTTGTGGGTTCAAAAAATTGATTACCTTTGGTTTATCATTAACATTAAAACAAATAAAAAATGGAAATTTCAAGTTTACAGTTAATTTATGGCCTTATCGGATCCGCTCTAATTGTGGTCTTTTCAATTACTTTTGTTAACCTTAAAAAACAATAATATGAAAACAGTAATAAAAAAAGAAACAAAAAAAGCCGTGCAAAGGTTATTAAGTGACGGTAAGACCAACGCAAAGACCACAAAAAACAGTCTAAAAACTTTTATTTTGTACTTGACGCCTGGCACAGTAGGTACCAAAAATATGTGTCCTATGGCCTCGGCTGGCTGCTTGCAAGCTTGTTTATATACTGCTGGATTTGCTGGCGTATATAAAAGCGTGAATGCTGCCAGGCTTAGAAAAACCGAATTTTTTATAGCTGACAAAAAAGCTTTTATACTGCAGCTATCTTACGAGATAATGAAGCAATATGTAAAGGCCAAAAAAGGCGGCTATAAAATTGCATTCAGGTTGAACGGCACCAGTGATTTAGATTTTATTTTTATGCTGCAAAAATACGCAAATTTAGATATTAGCAGCTTATCCGATCACGCTACCTTTTACGACTATACGAAATTGCTATCTAAAGCAATAAGATATAAAGACCATAAAAACTATACCGTAACCTTTAGCCGATCCGAAACAAATCAAGCCGAAACCGATCAAGCTATAAAATTAGGTATTAATGTTGCGGCTGTCTTTAGTGATGATCTACCACAAAGGTACAAAGGTGCTGTAGTTGTTGACGGGGATAAAAGTGATCTTGTTATGTTATATAACAAAGGCGTAATTTTAGGCCTTAAGGCCAAAGGAAAAGCCAAAAAAGATAAAAGCGGCTTTGTAATAAATACAGCCCTACCATTTTAATTAACCTATAAAAATAAAATTATGCAATTATTCAAATTTGTTTTAATCTACAGCGACGGCAACAAAGCTACATATTTTAGGGCTTGCAAATATCCTAAAAAAACTGCTATATATAGAAAAGCATTTGAGCTGTTAAACAGCGAAAAAATTACCCGCTTTAGTTATGGCCCCTTTATACTTAATAAACTTTAAAAATACAGATATGACAATTATAAGCAAACTTAAACAGCTCCCAATTAAGGACAGATATAAGATCACAAAAAGCCCTAAAGGCTTTGTGATCCTGGATAAGGAAAATAAATATATATTAACCGACGATCTAAACAGATATAAAAGTATATATATAAATGACGGCGGCTGCTTTGGCTGTATAGAAACAATAAAAAAAGAATTATAACTATGGAAAAGAAAAGAGACAGAAGGCCGCACAATACTACTTTAAATACTTTATTTAAAGATATATTAGACAGCTATACAATTAATTGGAATGACGGCACCAGCACCACTCAAAGCCCAACAGGGGAAATAATAACCTATAAAAAACTAAAGTAATATGTATACATTTGATCATATAATAAAGCAAATAAATCAGCTTGATGAGTACCAAAAAAAACAGCTCGCAATTATATTAATAAGCGAAACCCTAAACCCTAAGGCAATAGATAATACTATTAAGATAGTGCAAGCTAGGAATAAAAAAGGGATGATATAAACCCTCTTAAAATACCTTAATATAGGCCCTTTATAGGGCCTTTTTTTGTACCCTATATTTAAATATCTTTTTTTGTAAGTTGTTGAAAAATAATGGTGGTAATGTTTGGAAATGTAGCAAACTCTTTTAAACCCTATTTAAACCCGTCTAAGCCCTTATATCTATTGGCAAGTACTTGGTTAGCCTGGTCGGAGTAAATGCGGTAAATGGACGTAAAATGGGATTGCTGGACTCTTATTAGGCCAATTGAATGATTTCATCCCCTTTTGATTTAACTAATAAATATCTTTTCTTCTGAAATGATTTAGTGACACCATTAAAAAAAGCCCATACATTATTTTGTTTCACTCCTAACTTATCTGCAAATGATATTAAAGAGTGTCTTTCAACTGTATTTGTGTGGGTATCCAGGATTTCTTTATATGTATGTTGGTGTTGTCTGTTGGATTCTAATATGTATCTATTATATAATTTAAGACGATGTCCATTGAAGAGTCCTTCTGCTGTTTTTACGTTGCAACCTATATTTTTAACCATATCATTTTTAGACCAAGAGTGAATTTTTAGAGTCTTTAGATCTAATATATTTATAGGAACATCTCTGTAAAATAATTGTTTGTTGTATTTAGGCTTATATTTTACTATGTATTTCTTTTCATACTCATCAAGCAGCTCCTCAGAGCTGATTGCTACATAATAAGCAGAGTCAAAATCTTTATCTTTTATGTGGGAATTTATTCTCCCTAAGATTCCATTATTACTTTTACCTACATATACTAAATTATCATCATTTACAAGGAAGTATATAAAACAATTTCTGTTTCTTCTGGTCTCTTCTATTACAGCCTCTATAGTAACTTGTTTATACGAATCTGTGCTAAAGTTGGGTCTGTGAACATCCTTAATGGCTTTGGCCATTTCGGATGTTATACCGCTTCTTATAATATTTCTTCTTTTGTTATTATTATTTATACATTTCTTACAGTTGCCTTTGATGTACCTCTCTGTAACTTCGTCACAGTTCTTACAATACTTGTCTGGATATTTTGATTTCATATTTCTGATATATACTCAAAGATAATACAAATTACGCAAATAGTCAAATATCTTTTCGTTTAAAATGACTTAGGCCTGCTCAGAAATATTTCTGATATTGATTTAGGCATCGCTCCTAAGAGCGTGCCAAGTATTACACCCCCTACAGACATTAATGTTGTTATTGCCTAAATAACTGGTGAGGCGGTTTGTTCGGTTAGCTTGAATGATACTGGGGTGCGGTCAAATGTTTGTCAAAGAAGGTATCGCAATTGCTAAGCTGCATTTAACTGATCCAAGTGAGGTATAGCCTATGCAAGACATTCACAAGTTTGGGAACTTAAATAGATTTCCTTCTATACTTATATAACTACAAAAGTACTATTTTGTTTTAGCAAATAGCCTTACATTTCAATACTAAATATCTATTATTTGCTTACAGACTATAAGTATTTCTTATGATAAAACAAAAAGCATAGAAATCAGTTATCATACTATATAAGTTTTATATGGCATTAATAGAATTAGAAGTAAGCGTACCACAAGACTTAAGTGCGATTAAGTTGCACCAGTATCAGAAGTATTTATCTGTTGCTAAAGGAGTAGATGAAGGAGACAAGAGTAATGAGTTCTTGAATCTTAAAGCACTTGAGATATTCTGTGGTTTGTCACTAAAGGATAGTTACAACTTACCTGTCTCTATGTTTGAGTCAGTTCTTAAACAAGTAAGTGCTTGCTTTGAGGAAAAGACAGATTTAGTTAATAGATTTACTATGACTGGTTCTGATGGTGTGACTGTAGAGTTCGGTTTTATACCGAACTTAGATAAGATGTCTTTTGGTGAGTATATTGACTTAGAGTCTTACATTACTGATTGGGATAATATGCACAAGGCTATGGCTGTTATGTACAGACCTATAGTTGCTGGCAAGAAACATCTGTATGAGATAGAGCCATATGAAGGAACAGAGCGATGGGCTGATGTAATGAAGGATGCACCAGTAAATGTAGCAATGGGAGCTTTGGTTTTTTTTTATCGTTTAGGGAGCAAATTGTCAAGATATACGATGAACTCTTTACTGGTGGAGGAGGAGAAGAAGGGGAATACAGCCTTGAAAGAGGTTTTGGCAGAAAATGGGGTTGGTATCAGTCAATATATGGACTTGCTGGAGGCGATGTCCACAAACTTGATTCAGTTACCAAAATTTCATTACACACCTGCTTAATGTGGCTTAGTTTTGAGAAAGAGAAGAATGAGTTAGAAGCAAAGATGATAAAACAATCATATAATAAAAATACATAATGACACAAGTATATGACATAGTAGATAAATTAAAGGATCGTCTAAGGACGAATCCTAATGTATTTACTGTTACCTATGGAGATATTAGTGAAGTAGACCTCAACAAGACTACTATATTTCCTTTAAGTCACTTAAATATTACAGATGTGACCTTTGATGGGCCAGTAATGAATTTTACTATTCAATTACTTGCTTTAGATATTGTAGATTATAATAAAGATGCTCCTACTAAGGATGTGATTAATGGTAATGATAACTTACAAGATGTTTATAATAGTCAGCTGCAAGTGGTGAATGATGTAATTGAGCAGCTTAGAAGGGGTGATATGTTTTCTGATAGGCTTCAGTTGCTTGAGGCACCTTCAGCCACTCCATTCAAAGACAGATTTGAGAATGAATTAGCTGGGTGGGGAGTGAATATTATTGTTAGTATGCCTAATGAAATAAGTATCTGCTAATGATATATAATGAAATCAACCTTAAAAGGGAGCTTGTCAGTTATGGTAGGATGCTTGTTGAGAAATACAAAGCTCAGTTAAGGATTGATGGAACTTATGCTACTGGTGATACAGCCAATAGTTTAGATTACAGAATAACAAATAACGAATTAGTCATATTAGGAGATATGGCTATGAAGTATGTAGATCAAGGTAGAGAAGGTGGAGGACAACCTCCAATACCTGAAATACTTAAATGGGCAAGAGCAAAGGGTATTAGACCAAGAGATGGTGGAGGTAGATTTATAGAAGTCAATGATAGGACTATGTTTAGGATGGCTGCAAATATATCTAAAGCCATATCTTATAATGGAACTATAAAAAGGTTTGGTGGTAAAGGTTCAGATATAATAGACTTTGTATATCAAAGAAATAAAAGCGATATTATTGAAGGCATCTTCTTAGCTTACTCAGATGATGTTGACAATATGATTGAAGAAATAATAAAAGTTAAGTAATGGCAATTAAAAGAATACACGCAAGGAGTCCTTATTATATAACATCAAAAGATGCACCTGTACCATCACCTGTTTTACCAATAGAGTACCTTGGTGCTGAATGTGGTGATATAGCTATATCTGATGGATTTATAGGAAAGAAAATATATACTCTTGTAATGACAGGTGATACAGGTGATATTGTTATAGACTACTCAGGTGGTAATATACCTGTTAAAATAACTTTAGCTTACGATGGTGCTTCAACAACTACAGGTTATGTAGGTTTAGATGCTTATGATGATAAGCTAATTGAAGCAGGTGTTGACCCTTCAGATATAAACACAGGCTCAACATCAACAAAATCAGGTAGCTTAACATTGGCAAAATCAACTACAAACCCTTTGACAGCTACAATAACTATTCAGAGTCCACTTGTCAATGATACACTTAGTTTAGGATTTAACTGCCCTGAAGAAGCTCCCTCTTCTGCACCTACTTGCCCTGATAGAGCATTGGTGTTCCAAGTTTGTAATGAAAATTCAGCAAAAGATGATAACTTTAATATATACTTAAACAACAACTTTATTGGTTATTTAGATTTAAGCCAAAACGCTCAAGTTGGTGGTATATTTATTGCTACAACAAACGAAAATGCTAATGTAGTTTCAGGAGATTTTGCTTGCCCTCTTGCTTTAATGGCAACAAATAGATTTGACCCTTCCTTCCTTGTTTATGGAACTAATATTTTAGAGATGAGAAATGCTCAGAATAATGGAAATGGTAACTTAGGAACAATAAGCGTTAGAAATTATATAGTTGATGGAGATGATTTAAGCTCTCCTTGTGTTGTGGCTGATATGGCTTTTGGATATTTCAATTCAGGAGGAAGCACTACATTATCTTTTGAATACACAGCTTGTTGTCCTGAAGATTAGATTTAATATAAAAAAACAATAATGGCAAATATAGTAAACGCAACATTAAATCTTTGGATATATACAGGGGACTTTGGAAACAGAGATGAAACAAACCCTGATTATATAATATATAAAGAAAAGAAAGTATCTGAGGATATAATTATATTTGAGATAGGTGAGCTTGTAAGGGATTATACAGAGGTGTTATTTGCAGGAAATTATACTGATATTCAGCAATCTGCTTGGGTTGAATGGAAGATGATTAGAACCTATGATGATACTACTGTGGATGAAACATTAGTTGGTTCTGCAATAGCATTTAATGGATATGGTTACTTTGAAGATGGTATTAACCCTCAATTAAGTAATGATGTACTTATAAGCAACACTAACATATTTCATAAATGCCCAACATCAATATCTTCTGCATCAGTAACTGCTGATAGTACACTTTACAGAGCAGATAACACCTTTATAACCGCAGACAATGTTTCTACTTCTTCCGCAGAAACAGAAGAGTTTGGTTTATACATACCATTACTTACAGGAGAAGAAGGAGCTACGGAAGTAACATACTTGGATGCTGCAGGTTCAATAATAAGTTCAGAAACAGTAGGTGGAGATAGTTTCACTCCTTTAACTGTAGATAGCATAAATTACACGGCTGATGGAGATTTCTTGACTGCTGATATGACTTATGTTAAAGATAGTTCAAGTGAGCTTGCTACAGATGTGGAAGTTCCATTTGGAACAAGAACAATAAGAATATTGCTGGCTGACGGTTCTTATAAAACTTTATATGTTAAATGTATAGATTGTTCTAAGTATGAACCATACAAAGTGTCTTTTGTAAATAAGTTTGGTGTTGTTCAAGATTTATGGTTTGACAAGAAGAGAACAGACAATTTAGAAGTATCTAAAGATTCATATAAGAGAAATATATTAAACATATCAAGCACAGGTGTTGATTATTCTATAAACACAGCTCAAATGATGCCACATAATATAATTGGGAACAGAAGGCTCATAATGAATACAGGATTTGTTACTGAAGATCACAATGAGGTTATTCAACAATTAATGCTTACTGAATCAGCTTGGATTCACGAAGAAGGATTAGTTAAATCTATAGTCCCTAAAACAACATCCTTTACATACAAGACCGTAACTGATGATAAGCTCATAAACTTTACAGTTGAATTTGATTATGCTTTTGACACTATAAATAACATAAGATAGATGCAAACAATACAACTCTACATAGATGGTCAGAGAGTAGAAATGTTTGATGACGAAAGTATTCAACTTACATCATCTATACAAGATGTTAAAGATATTTCTAAAATATTTACAGACTATTCTCAAACATTTAATGTTCCTGCATCAAAGACCAATAATAAAATATTTAAACACTATTATGATAATGCTATACAAAATGGATATGACGCAAGATTTAGGAGTGAAGCAATTATTGAAATAAATCATTCTCCTTTTAGAAAGGGAACTATTAGACTCAATAGGGTTAAAATGAAGAATAACAAAGCCTACTCTTATGAGTTGACTTTCTTTGGCTCTATAGTATCTCTTTCAAGAATATTAGGGGACGATAAACTTAAAAATTTAGACTTATCTGACTATAATCACGAATGGACATATGATAATGTCTTACAAGGCTTGCAAACAGGCTTAGAATTTAATGGAGATTCAGCTGCTGTTATATATCCGCTTATTAGCCCACAAAGAAGGTTTATATTTGACTCTGACCCTTTGTATTCGCCAATAGATAATTACGCAAACATAGGAGGTGCAGGTGTTTATGGAGGAATACTTCCTCAAGACTTAAAGCCAGCTATAAGACTAATAAGAATAATAGAGGCTATAGAAAACAGTTATCCATTAACATTCTCAAGAGACTTCTTTGGTTCTTCTGTGTTTAATGACTTATATATGTGGATGCATAGAGGCGATGGTCAAATAACATACGCTGAAGGGGAATCTGTTATGAATATAGCTGATTGGTCTTTGACAAACACCACTACAGAGTGTGATGTATTTGAAAATAGAATAACATTCTTTGATGATTATTTTTCTTGTGTTACTACAAATTCAAACATTGATGACAGCATACATATTCTTGCTGATTTAACAATAACACCAGATAATTTAAGTGCTGAGTATAGTTATAAGATAATAGACTTAGTATCTGACACCGTATTAAAAGAAGTTACAAATGTTTCTGGAGTATCTGAGCAAGGCATAGGTATGCTTCCAGCTGAAGGAGAGCCAAGTAGAGAATACGAAATACAAGTTCAAATATCTACGGATTCAGCAAGTGGATTTTTACTTTATGATGCTGAATGGTATATAAGAACAATATTCATACAACCTGACGACAGGGCAAGATGCTTTAATGGACAAACATATCAGTCAGTTGCACAAAATATGATTGGAGAGGTTTTGTTAGAAAATCAAACACCTGATATTAAAGTAATTGATTTACTCACAGGATTATTTAAAATGTTTAATTTAACCTCTTATGTTGATGACTCAAACACTATCGTAGTAGATACTTTAGACAATTACTACGGAACTTTTGATTCTTCTGTTAAACACGATATATCAAAGTATGTTAAAGTAGATGAATCTACAATTGAAAGAGTTCCTCTTTATGGAAATATAGAATTTGACTTTGTTAACCCAGTTACTTTTCTTGCTGCTGAGTTTGAAGAAAGAAATGGACAGAGGTTTGGTTACGAAGAATTCAATGTTATTATAAATGGAGAATATATTGATGGAGGTAATTACAAAATAAAACTGCCATTTGAAAAAGTAATATATGAAAGGCTTACTGATTCTTTTGATGGATCAGAAACACCTGCTTGTTATGGATATTTTGTTAGTGACAATGAAGAAAAGATAAAAGGTAGTACACTATTATTCTTTAATGTTAATGAAGATGTTCCAGATGAAAATATGTACTTCAGAAGTGCTGATGGAATTACAAATTCCAGTTTAGCTACATATAACAGACCAAGTAATGTTTTATCTGATGAATCCCAAACATTGAACTTTGATACTGAGAATGATGAATTTAATTTACTATTTAACGAGGAGTCTTTATTTAAGAATTACTATAAAAACTATATTGAATCTGTTTTTAATCAATATAATAGAATAACTAAAGTTAATGCTTTATTGCCAATTAAAGTCTTATCTAAATACAAACTAAACGACAGGTTTATTATAAATGGAAAAAGCTATAAGATAAATTCACTAACATCAAACTTAATGAATGGAAATAGCGATATAGAACTAATAGAAGACTTATGATAAAGAATATAATAGATTTACTAAATACTTCTGACTGGTATGTTGGAGATGAGGATATAGATATTGCAAAAGGGAAATATGAGGCTCCTAAGAGCCTCAAAGAAATGAGAATAAACATAAAACGTAACACATACAATGGCAGAGGTTAATAACAAGGTTATAAAAATCACAGTAGACACCGACAAGGCTAAAATTAAGATTGAAGGTGTTGAAGGGTATTTCAGAAAAGCTGAAACAGCTGCTAAGGCTTTAAACAAAGTACTTGATCAGAATACTCAAAAGTGGGGTAGAACAGAAGCTGCATTATCTCAACAGATTAGTTCTTTAAAAGAGTTAAGGTCTAAGACCGCTGGAACTACTGAAGAATATCAAAGACAAACCATACAGATAGATAAGCTTCAAGCTGATTATGACAAGTTGGTAGGTTCTCAGAAAAGAGCAGCTAAAAGTATGGGTTCTATGGAAAGCTCTGCTGGTATTGCTGGAGCTACTGTAAACGAACTTGGTAGAACTATATCTGATTTACCTTATGGTATTACCGCAATATCAAACAACATCTCTCAATTAGGTTCTTTATTCACAATACTTGTTCAAAAAACTGGTAGCGTGAAAAAAGCTTTTCAGTCATTATTTGCTACATTAAGAGCTTCCCCTGCATTGCTTGTTTTGCTTGCTTTTCAAGCTGCTGTAGCTGTTATGGATAGTCTTGCACAAAGAGCAAAAAAAGTAGACGATGCTTTTAATGGATTGCACCAATCTGTTGGTGAGGCTGCTACTGAGCTTAAAATAGCATCAAAGATTCTAAATGATTCAAGTGTATCTTTAGAAAGAAAGGATTCTATTTTAAAACAAGTAAACTCAAAGTATAAAGACTTTAATCTTGTATTAGACGAAAATGGAATAGCAACAAAAGAGTCTACTCGTACTTTAAACTCACAAATAGAGGCTTTAGAAAGGCTTGCTAAGTCACAAGCTATCGTAAACGAAGTTAGTAGAATATATGGTGAAACAGCTATTTTAGAAACTAAATCAGGTAAAGAGGCTGCGGATACTTTAGATAAAATAACTGCTCATTTCTTAAATTTTGGTAATACAGTACAGTTAATTACAACTGCTGGTATTTTTGGTGATCGTGGTAATTACTTTGCTAAAAAGATAGAAGAGCTTGGAGAGAAAACAAGGCAAGCTGCACTTAAAGAAAACCAAAAGACAGCAGATGCTTTAATAAAGCAGTTAGAGATTTTATTCCCTCCATTAGATCCTAAGAAAGGGCCTGCAAAGAGACTACAAGACTTAAATTTATTGTTGATTAAATCTCAGATTGAATATTTAGGTTCTTTAAATCAATTAACAGAAGAAGGGCAACTTCAAATACTTAACGGTATAACTGGATTAAAACTTGAAGAATTAGATATACAAAAAAAATCTGCTTTAGCAAAAGCTAAAGAAGAAGGTAGAAGCAATAGCGAACTACTTCTAATTCAAGAGGCTTATGAAAATAAAAGAATAGCCTTAATAAATCAAGCTAATAAGACAGAATTAGACATAAGAAAGTCTTTCAACGCAGATCTAAAGTTGGAAGTGATGAAAATGTCTGATTTTACTTCAGAAGAACAGAAGGATTTAAATGTATTAAATAAAATATTTGGTACTGATGTACAGACTGTAGAAAATCAATTAAAAGAACACGCTGGAAAAGTAACAAAAGGACTTGCTGCTTATCAGAAAAATAGAGAAGACACAGAAAGGAGAGGTAATGAAGCTGTAGCTAAGTTAAGATATGAAGATATGCTGGCTGCTGTATATGCGGCTCAAGACTTGTCTAATGGTGTTTTTGCAGTTATGGATGCTTCTTTTCAAAGAGAAATAGATATAGAACAAGATAAGACAAACAAGATTAACAACGAACTCAAAGAAAGACTTGCTAATGAAAATTTATCTGCTAATGAAAGAAAAAATATACAAAATAGAATAGCAAGAAATGATGAGGAGCTTAGAAAGAAGCAAGAAAAAATAGAGGAAAAGAAGTTCAAGCTAAATAAAGCAGCAAGTATAGCCAATGCAACAGTAAATACATTTTTAGCTGCTACAGATGCTTTAAAACAGCCAGGATCTACTTTTCAAAAAATAGCATCAATGGTTGCAATAATTGGTGCTGGATTAGCTCAAGTAGCTGTTATTGCTAAACAGAAGTTTGTATCAAGTCAATCTGGATTATCTGGGACTGGTGCTGGAGGTTCTGGAGGAGGTGCAGGAATTCAACCACCAGACTTCAACATAGTGGGTCAATCACCAAGCAATCAGTTAGCGGCCGCTGTAAAAGGTCAATTCAATCAACCAGTAAAAGCTTATGTAGTATCTAAAGATGTATCTACTGCTCAAGAGATGGATAGAAACATTATAGGCTCTGCAAGTTTAGGGTAATTAAAACAAAAAGGAAACTAATTAGTTAACATAGTATGAAAACAATTGAACTTTATATAGACGAAGAGAACGAGTTTAGCGGAATAGAAGCTATCTCTGTTGTTGAGAATCCTGCTATAGAAGAGGACTTCATTGCTTTAAAGAAGCACGAAGTCCAATTAGCTGAGGTAGATGCTGAGAAGAGAATCCTTATGGGGCCTGCTCTTATACCAAACAAACAAATATACAGAACTAATGGCGAAGAAGAGTATAACATCTTCTTTAGCGAAGATACTGTAAAGAAGGCTTCAGAGTTGTTTTTATCAAGAGGTAAGCAGAACAATTCAACATTAGAGCATCAAGTAGACTTACAAGGTCTGTCTGTAGTAGAATCTTGGATTATAGAGGATACTGATATGGATAAATCTAAGAAATATGGTCTTAGTTTACCTAAAGGCACTTGGATGGTATCTGTAAAAGTAAACAATGATGACATTTGGAATAACTATGTAAAAGAAGGTAAGGTAAAGGGCTTCTCTATAGAAGGGTTCTTTGCTGATAAGTTAGATGGGCCAAATGAATCTGTAGAAGAAGACTTCTCATCAGATGAGTTAGAGGCTATAGCCACTTTATACGACTTAGAAGATGCTATGTTGGCTTCTTACGGAGAAGAGCTTGAATCATATGCTGACTATCCAGAAAGTGCCTCAAACAACGCTAAAAGAGCTTTAGAATGGAAAAAAGAGAATGGGAGTTCTTGTGGGACATCAGTAGGTTGGAGGAGAGCCAGTCAACTGGCGAACAGACAACCACTAAGCCGATCAACAATAGCAAGAATGGCATCATTCAAGAGACACCAACAAAACAAAGATGTTCCTTACTCAGAAGGTTGTGGAGGGATTATGTGGGATGCTTGGGGCGGAAGTGCAGGTGTTAACTGGGCTATTTCTAAACTTAAAAGCATAGACAATGATTAACGGATGGGAAATTAGTATAGGTTTTTACCCTGGAATATTATTTGGCATAAGAACCTACGATTACAACGACACAAATACAACCGATCACGTTTTGTATTTGCCTTTTGTAGATTTATGTTTAACAATATATAGAGAAGAGGATGCAGATTTATAATACATCATACAAAGTACACGTTCAAAGAAGTACTGATGAAGAGATTTCATCGGTAAATATAGAGCAAGGGGCTATGATGGTTTCTGATACTGGTCTTTATATGGGTTATAATGACAATAACGTTAGAGTATATCCTCAGTATCCAACAAGTCAAGCATTAGGATGGGCAAGATACGATGATGGTCAATATAGCTCAGCTAATAAGTTTAGTCTTGCTGATGGTGTGCCTGTTATTATTCCGAACAATGCCGCTAACATAGTAAGAAGCAATGTAGGGTTTGACTATTACAATAGCACCACTCAAAGAGTAACTGCTGACAATGCTAATGACACCTATATGTTTACTATGGTATTTAAATGTAGTGCTGCTAATGCCAATCAGACTCTTATAGACATAAACTTTAAAGGAGAGAACGGAACACCATACGACAGAATAACAGGAGAAGTACAGTTTACAAAAGGAAATGACTTAGAGCATAATTACCATCAAGTATTCCAATATTATGCAGATAGTAATTTTATAAACAATGGTTCTTGGTGGGAGATTAAAGCATCAGGCGGTACTGCTAAAATATGGGATATAATTTACTTTATACAAAAAACACAATCGTATGCATAATAAAATGAAAGCTACTCCAAGTAGAACAAGCCCAAAGTCATCCAAGAGAGGATGTCTTTGTAAGAATGGAACCTACTCAACTAAATGCTGTAAAGGCAATATGATTAATCAAGGAATAGGAAGTATAACTAAAATTTCAGAATAATGTTCAAAAGCAAGAAAAGTAAAGCAAAGAAAGAAGAGGCTCCAAAGCCTCTGATTGAAAAAGTAGAAGTGCAAGAAACTAAAAAAGATGATGGAGTAAGAGTCATCACAAGAAGCAACGGATAGTTAAAAATATAACAGTTCGTTGTATTTCAGTTATCATAACATATTTAGTAAATAAATAAACCAATTAATATGAACGCAAAAGAAATCGTTGACAAATTCAAGGAGATTCTGCTTTCTAAGCCTGAAGAAGTAGCTGCTGAAGCTATTGAGGTTAAAGAAGAAGTAGTTTTATCCGAGCAGGAGCAAGAGGTTTTAGCTGAAGATATGCCAGAAGGTGTGGCAGAAGACATCGTAGAGGATGTTGTTGACAGCGAAGACAAGTATGCTACTAAAGAAGAGTTGGCTCAAGCAATGGCTGAAATGAAAGCTATGTATGACCAAATTATGGAATCTATGAGTACGGAGGAGCCTAAAGATGCTCCTGCTGAGTTAGCTGATGCTACTGAGTTATCTGCTCAAGAAGAAGTAAAAGAATTAACTCACTCTCCAGAGGAAGTGGTTGGTTCAAGAAATTTAAACTTGTATGCTCAAAAGAGAGCCGCTACTACATTTGACTTAGTATTATCTAAAATCTCTAAATAAACAAAATGGCAACTAACACATCTATCACTACTACTTACGCAGGTGAATTTGCTGGAAAATATATTTCTGCTGCATTATTATCTGCTTCTACCATTGAAAATGGTGGAATTGAAGTAAAACCAAACATCAAGTACAAAGAAGTAATCAAAAAGATTGCTACTGACGATGTACTTAAAGACGCAACTTGTGACTTTGATCCAACATCAACTGTTACATTAACTGAAAGAATCATCCAACCAGAAGAGTTCCAAGTAAACTTACAATTGTGTAAGAAAGACTTCCGTTCTGACTGGGAGGCTGTACAAATGGGAGTATCTGCTTTTGATAGCTTACCTCCATCATTTGCTGATTTCTTAATCGCTCACGTTGCGGCTAAAGTAGCACAAAAGAACGAAACTAACATCTGGTCTGGAACTAACGCTACTGCTGGTGAGTTTGACGGATTAGTAACTTTAATGACTGCTGATGCTGATGTTATTGATGTAGTAGGAACTACTGTAACTGCTGCTAACGTAATTGACGAGTTAGGAAAAGTTGTTGATGCTATCCCATCTACTTTATACGGAAAAGAAGATTTAAATCTTTATGTATCTCAAAACGTAGCAAGAGCTTACGTTAGAGCTTTAGGAGGATTTGGAGCTGCTGGATTAGGAGCAAACGGTACAAACGCACAAGGAACACAATGGTGGAATAATGGAAGCCTTAGCTTTGATGGAGTTTCTATCTTCGTAGCCAATGGATTAGGAGACAACTATATCGTAGCTGCTGAAAAATCTAACTTATACTTTGGTACTGGTTTATTATCTGACCACAACGAAGTAAAAGTTATTGATATGGCGGATATTGACGGAAGTCAGAATGTTCGTGTGGTAATGCGCCTAACAGCTGGTGTACAATACGGAATCGGTTCTGACATCGTTCTTTACACACCTGCATAAGTAATACATAAATAAAAATAAAGGGGTAGGTAAGCCGTAAAGCCTGCCTACCCTTTTTTAATTAATCTATAAAACATAAAAACATATGGCCTGCGATTTATCATTAGGAAGAATTGAGCCTTGTAAAGATTCAGTAGGTGGTTTAAATGCCATTTACTTTGTAAACTTTGGAGACTTAGGTGCCATCACTTATGATGTTACCAATACTGATGTTATTGATGCGATTGCTGGAACTCCAAGTGCTTACAAGTATGACATTAAGGGGACTTCAACATTCACACAAAACATCCAATCAGATAGAGCTACTGGTACTACTGCTTTTGAGCAAGTATTAGAAATCACTTTAAAGAAATTAAGTGTAGCTGATCACAAAGAGTTAAAATTATTAGCATACGGAAGACCTCACGTTATCGTTGAAGATTACAACGGAAACTACTTCTTAGCTGGATTAGAACACGGATGTGATGTAACTGGAGGTACTATCGTTACTGGTGGTGCAATGAACGAATTAAGCGGATACACTTTGACGCTTACAGGAATGGAAAGAGTTCCTGCTAACTTCTTGGGAGATACTCCTACAGCAGTTGGATTTACTGTAGTAGCTGGTTCTTAAACACAGTACTGTTAAACATAGAAAGGGGGAGGGCTTATGCCCTCCTTTTCTATTTAAAACAAAAAAGATACTTTTCAGTTATCATATTATGATAAGATTATTACCAAGTACAGATGCTCAAACAATTGCAGTTATTCCAAGAGAATTTCCAACTGTTGATGTGTCTTTTGATAATATCAGCTTGACAATAACAGAGGATGGTACAAACAAGTCTGAGACTATTACGGACATTGAAGCAACGATTCCAGATAGCAATAGTAATTTTGTATATATGGATATTGCATTTAGTATACTATCTGAGGAGAATGCATATTATTTAGAGTTTACTAAAGCAGACTCTTTATTTTACAGAGATAAGGCTTATGTAACAAGCCAAACAGATGATGAGATTGTTCACACTATAAATACTGACAAATACAATGAATATGTTGGTAATGGTGATGATGAATATATAGTATTATAATATGAAACACAGAAACATAACAATACAGCCAAAACAAAAAGTTCAAGGTTCTACAAGGATCGTGAATTTATCTGGATACCAAACACCAACCGTTAAGGAGGTTTACGGCAAAGATTGGGTTCAATATGGCGAAGATAATGACTACTTTGACAACTTAATAGATAAGTATTTAGGTAGTCCTACCAATGCTCGTTGTATTAATGGTATTGTTGATATGATATATGGCCGTGGCCTTGAAGCCACGGACTCTGCTATTAAGCCAGAGATGTATACTAAAATGAAGATGCTCCTTAAGTCAAGAGAGATTAAAAGAGTAGCTAATGACTATAAGATGCTTGGTCAAGCAGCAGTTCAAGTAGTGTACAATAAACAAAAGACAAGTATAGTAAAAGTACTACACTTTCCAATGGAAACATTGAGAGCTGAGAAGGCTAAAGACGGTAAGATTAATGCTTATTACTATCACCCTAAATGGGCTGATATAAAGCCTTCTGACAATCCTAAGAGAATACCTACTTTTGGTTGTGGTAGTAAATCAGACCAAATAGAGCTTTATATATTCAAGCCTTACAGATCTGGATTCTATTACTATGCACCTGTTGATTATAACGGATGTTTACAGTATTGCTCACTTGAGGAAGAAGTATCTAACTACCATATCAATAACATAAAGAATGGCTTACAGCCATCTTTACTGATTAACTTTAATAATGGTGTTCCTAATGAGGAGACTCAAGAGTTAATTGAAAGAAAGATAATGGATAAGTTTAGTGGTTCTTCTAACGCTGGTAAGTTTATTCTTACCTTCAATGAGTCTGCTGAAACAAAGGCTGACTTAGAGCCAATACATTTACCAGATGCTCACGCTCAATATCAGTTCTTAGCTGATGAGAGTAGAGAGAAGATTATGCTTGGTCACGGTATTGTATCTCCAATCCTTTTAGGTATTAAAGATAATACTGGTTTTGGTAACAATGCAGAAGAATTAAGAACTGCTTCTATCCTTATGGATAATATTGTTATTAGACCATTCCAACAAGCCCTTTTAGATGGGCTTGAGGACATCTTAGAATTCAACAACATCTTCTTAAACTTATACTTTGTAACATTACAACCAATTGAGTTTACAGAATTAGAAAATATCTCTACTAAGGTGAAGAGAGAAGAAGAGACTGGGGAGAAATTATCTTCCCAGGCTAAATTAGACTTCTCTGATGATGAAGGAGATGATCTATACGCTCAGTTAGAAGAGATGGGAGAGGTAGTAAGTTCTGATTGGGAGCTTATACACTCTGAAGAGGTAACTAACGACAATGAAGAGTTTGATTTAACGGCTTTAGCAGTTACAGAGAGCGATTCCAAGTCATCTTCACGCTCTTCTCAAGACAATTCTGGGTATAAGGTTAGATATGCTTATTCTCCTGTTAGAGAGTCTGCAAAGAGCCGTAAATTCTGTATGCAGTTAGAGTCTTTAACTAAGAAAGAGATTGTATTTAGAAAAGAAGACATCTCACAGATGTCGTTCAGAGGATTAAACAAAGAATTAGGTCACAATGGTCAAAATTACTCTTTATTTAAGTTTAAAGGGGGAGTAAATTGCCACCATTTCTGGGAAAGAAGGGTTTATAAGAAGAAAGTAAGTGCTGATACGGAGGTAGAAGCATCAGATGCAGTAAAAGATGGTTTTAACGAGCCTACAAACCCAAGTGAAGTACCAGTAAGACCTACTGATATGCCGAATAGAGGTGCATATCCTAAAACTAAGTAAATATGGCAGAAAAGGCACTTTTTATAACAATAAACGACCTAAAAAGGAAATCAATCATTGATGGGAATGTTGATGCTGATAAATTAATACAATTTATTGAAGTAGCACAAGATACTCACATTCAGAATTACTTAGGAGGAAAATTATACAACAGATTGCAAGCTTTAGTAATATCTGGTGAAATTAATAATGCTGGTAATGTTAAGTACAAGAATTTAATTGACATTTATATTAAGCCTATGCTTGTTTGGTTTACGCAAAGTGCTTACTTGCCCTTTGCTATGTATCAAGTTAGTAATGGTGGTGTATTTAAACATAGAAGTGAAAATGCTGAGACTATATCTGTTGAGGAGTTAAATTCTATGTTAAATAGAGTAAATGAAACCGCAGAGTTTTATACTCGTAGGTTTGTTGATTTTATGGGATTCTATAGCCAAGACTATCCAGAGTATAATGAGTCTACTAATGGCGAGATGTATCCAGATCGTGATGTAAACTTTCATTCTTGGGTACTGTAATGCAAAAAGGAGAAATTAAAACATATAAGCCTAAAAAGAGCAATATAATAAAGTTAGAAGCTTATTTAAAAAAAATAAAGAATGGCGAACAACATAAATTGGGGGCAAGGAACGTCTAACAACCTTATTGATTGGGGACAAGGAGCAATAAATAATGCTATATCTTGGGGTATTTCATACTTTACAAGTTGGAGTGGTGAAACTGACATTATTGGTTCACCAGCTGTTGTTTTAGCTAAATCATTTGAAGCAAGGGTTTTAGCTGATGGTGGTACTATTGAGGCTATTGCTTGTTTAACAGCTACATTGACGAATTTAAATAGAACAATATGAGTACATTATTAGACCAAGCGAGTTTAATACTTACACCTAACGCATATAAAGCAGGAACATTATATTCAGTAAAACCAGAAGATGGTGTAGGAGATTTTGATTTCACAAGGGCAACAACTGCTACAAGGGTAAATTCCGCAGGCTTAATAGAAACAGTAGCAACAGGAGTACCAAGACTTGACTATCCATTTATAGATGGAGTAGTACAAGGTTGCCCTTCTTTGTTGTTAGAACCTGCTAGGACTAATTTAGTTGCTTATTCAGAAGCGTTTGATAATGCTTATTGGACTAAAAATAACTCAACAGTTGTAGGTGGTTTTATCTCTCCTGATGGAACTGCTAATGCTTTTAAATTGGTTGAAAATACGAGTACTGCTGGACACAGTGTTTTTCGAAATTCATCAACGGTAACATTATCTTCACATTCTTTTTCTTGTTTTGTGAAAACTAACGGGAGAAATGTAAAATTAGATTTTTTCGGAGGTACAAATAACGCAATCTTTGATTTAACAAATGGAACTGTTATATCTGCAAACGGGACTGGATTAAATGCAAAAATTGAAACATTATCAAACGGGTGGTATCGCTGTTCAATAACGCAAGTACAAACGTCAACAACTATTTACCCGAATATCCTATGCGTAGACGATTCTAATGAATCTACCTATACTGGAGATGGAACAAGTGGTGTTTACATATACGGCGCACAACTAGAAGCAGGAAGCTACGCAACATCTTACATACCAACAAGCGGTTCAACAGTAACAAGAAATGCAGATGTAGCAAATGGTGCAGGAGATGCTTCTACGTTTAATGATTCAGAAGGGGTGTTGTTTGCAGAGATTAGTGCTTTGGCTGATGATTTAACTAATAGAAGAATTAGTATATCTAACGGTACAACATCAGACGACAACAGAATAAATTTAATGTACACAGCAGCATCTAATCAAATAACTATAAACTACAAAGCAAGTGGAACAACAAGAGTTAGTTTTAGTTATGTTTTAAAAGATGTTAAAGATTACAACAAGGTACTAATGCTTTATAAAAGTGGAGATTTTAGGTTTTATGTAAATGGATTTAAGTTAGATACAGATAGTAATACAACTATGATTGCTGATGGTACTTTAAGTGAGCTTGCTTTTGAAGATGCACAAAACATTAACAACTTCTACGGAAACACAAAACAAGTACTGACCTTTAAAGAAGCATTAACAGATTCAGAGTTAGAAAACTTAACATCTTGGGATTCATTTATTGAATTAGCACAAGGACAACAATATATAATATACTAAAAATGGCGAATACATTAAATTTAGGAACTGGAGGTAATTGGGCAGCAAAGGAAGGTTCTTTGTTAGCTTACAATAACGAGAACGGAAACTTTAAACCATTGCCATTTGACTTTACTAGAGTAAGTAGTGCTACTAGAGTAAATAGTCAAGGTCTTATAGAAGTTGTAGGAAGCGACCAACCAAGAGTAGATTATAGCAGCGGAGAAGGTGCTTTGTTGTTAGAGCCTAGTAGGAGTAATTCAATTACTTATAGTGAGGATTTTAGTAATGCTTATTGGACTAAAACTAATGTAAGTGTTGTTAGTGGGTTTTCTTCTCCAGATGGCACTACAAGTGCTTATAAATTAATCTCAAATAATGGTGGTAATATTATAGCAAGACCACAAATAACACAAAACACTACTCACGCAAGTTCTTTTTATTTAAAAAGAGTTTCTGGAACTGGAAATGTATCTATTTTTAAAACTGATGGTAATGAAGATTATTTTACGCTAACAGATGAATGGCAGAGGTTTACTAGTATTAATTCAGTTAATCCATCTAACGCATATATAGGAGTAAGACTATATGGTTTAAATGATGAGGTTTTAGTTTATGGCGCTCAACTAGAAGAAGGCTCATACGCTACATCTTATATTCCAACACAAGGGGCAGTAGTTACAAGGGTGGGTGAAGTTTGTGATAATGGTGCTAATGAGCAAGTGATAAATTCAACAGAGGGGGTATTTTATGCGGAGGTTAGTGCTTTGGCTGATGATTTGACACAGAGATATATAACTATATCTGATAATTCATTTAATAACAGGGTTATATTGGGTTATAGTACTTTATCTAATAATATTTTTACTCAGATTAATAGTGGTGGTGCATCACAAGGAAACATTTCTTTTTCCACTCCAACTACAAATAATAATAAAATTGCTGTTAGATATGCCTTAAATAATTTTAGTTTATGGATAAATGGTGTAAAAAGAATAGAAGATTTATCTGGCGCCACTCCTATTGGATTAAATAGAATTGATTTCAGTAGTCCAAGTGGTGGAAGTTATTTCTACGGAAGATGCAAGGACATAAAACTTTACAACACAGCATTAACAGACGCAGAACTTATTGCATTAACAACAATATAAATAAAATAAAATGGCACATATCTTTAAAAAGTACGAATTAGATTCACAAGAATTAGCAGACAGTTTAATAGCTGCTTTACCACACGATGAAGAAGGTAACCCTTCACACTCGCACACTATTGTTAAATTAGGATTCTTAACATTAGAAGCAGGAGAGTATGGCGAAGAAGGAAACGTAATCAAAGAACCTGTATTGTCTGATAAATACTCTATTGATGTATTATGGAAAGACGAAGCAGCAGAATGGTCACAGTACGAAATACAAGTAGAAGGTAACGGAGTACACACCTTTGCAGGTTGGTCATTTAGTTAGTCTAATAAAGGTTGATAAAAATATATTGTCTTTACAAAAAAATTAATATATACATTTAAAATATAAGTAAAATGGCACAACAAACAATTAATATCGGAACGGTTGCTAATGATGGTACAGGGGACCCATTAAGAACCGCATTTGACAAAGTAAACGATAACTTTACGGAACTGTATAACGATGATGCAGGAGATGTAAACTCGGTAACAGGTAGTGGAGGTTTAACGGCTTCCCCAACAACCGGAAATGTAGTAGTAAACTTAGATGACGATTCTATTACCTATGCTAAATTAGGTACAGAGTTTACAACAAGTTATATGTTACCGGCACCACTTCCGGGCGACCCAATAAATTTAGACTTTAGTTCTGCTCAAGTATTTGTTAAAACATTAGCAGCGGATTCTACTATTAGTTTCTCAAATCAACAAATAGGTATGGTAAAAGACTTAATACTTACGGGGGACTATGCTTTAACACTTCCTGCAGGTACTACAGTTTCGGGTGTTTATGACGGCACAGTTGAAAACCTTATTCAAATATTAGTAACAAGTTCGGGGCAATTTTGGTACTCAATTTCACAAGGTATTTAATATTAAAGTAAAAAAAATATGAAAGCAATATTAGTAAATGGAGAAATTAAAACATTTGGTTCAGTACCTAAATCTTGGTCTGATGAAAATGGTTTGCATTTAAACATTAAAGACGGTTCTAAATACGGTTTTAAAGATGTAGTATATCCTACATTTGATGCAAGAATAGAGGAATTATCTAACTTACACTTAGACGGAGATGTTTATACATACGATGTAATTGACAAGCCTATTAAAGAAACTTTAGCTGAATTAAAAGAGCAAAAAATAAACAATTTAAAATCTATAGTAGGCGATAAATTATCTAAGACAGATTGGTATATTATTCGTGAATCAGATAGTGGCGAAGTTACTCCCGCAGATGTAAGAGGCGAAAGAGCAGCATTAAGAACAGAAAGTGATTCAATAGAAACAGAAATTAATGCTTTAAAAAGCAAGAAAGACGTAGTATTGTTTGACATTAACCTTTAAAAATTAAGCTATGTCTTTAAGTAAAAGATTAATAAATACAAAACCCGCTGGTGGTGTTGGAAATTTCAATACTGTTTTGT